CTCTTTGATGCAATTTTTTTAAGCCTATCCTGTAACTCTTCTTTTGATATAATTTTCATAGTTTTATTTACCCCATCCTAATTTTTATAAACAAGAAATACGCAATAGCAATCTGCGAATTCTAACCATTCTAAAAATAACAAATCTCTTTGATGCAATTTTTTTAAGCCTATCCTGTAACTCTTCTTTTGATATAATTTTCATAGTTTTATTTACCCCATCCTATAGCTTGAAACGCGCCGGAACTAGGAAGTGCTGAAACACTTCTAAACCAGCATTTATAACCTATCGGCGATTGATACATTAAATTCCAAGGCGTCTCAACGGTTGAATTAGATAGAATCTGAAAGCTTCCTTTTTCCGCAGGAGAAGGCTTCGTAATCGAATTGCAATTAGCCTCAATTGGAACCGAAGAACTATTTACTAATTGTACTATCGTCATCGGTCCTGAAACCGTCGTTAGCTCTAATTGTGGTTGGTTATTATATGTAGCGGCCATCACTTGGGGCGCAGAGGTAAAGTCTGCGTTATAAGAATATGGAGTCGCATTAGCTAGAACGCATATAAAAACAGTAACCAGTAAAATAAATTTCATTTTTTTCTCCTTTAAAAAGTTTATCATCAATCGCAAATCCTTGTAACCCTGAAGTAAGCATAGTCATTGCCAGCACTACAATTAGACGATCCGTTTGACTGCCCCCTTAAAATATCACCGGGGTACAATCTTTTAACCGCGTTTACCGCAAGGCAAGTATCTATCCCTGAAGAATATGGTACAGCGGATACCTTTGCTAATACCTGATTACCCGGAAGGGAATTTATATCTGTCGCCGTGCCCGATGAATTCATTGTAATCCCAAACGCAGGGGTTGAAGCTGTTATAGTATTATCCGCAACCGCCGACACAAAATAAATTCCCGGAGTATTTATTGTAAAACTATCACCCTCTGTAGCACTTTGAGTAATGGTAATATCTGAGCCTATATTTTCACTTGGCGCCGCCCATCTAAATGTAGTTGCGGCTATAGAAGGGTAACCGCCACCTCCTTGACAATAAACAGTAGAGTCAGCGCCGAAAGTGGAATTATTTATATTGGAAATGACAGTTGGCGCAGTTGCCCATGTGCCAGCGGTGGCTTCCGAAATAGTAATTCTCCCAATGAGTTTTATTGGAACGCCTGTTCTTGCGACAGTAGAATAAAGTGTTGTACTAGAAGAGCCTCCGGAAATAGCCGTTGTAGTTTGTACAATGTTTTCATCCCAAACCCTAGATCGGGAAACCGCAATCTCTAATGTCCCTGCATTATCTAATAAGTAAACCCATAAGTATTCAGTAGACCCGGCTTTAGTTCCTATTGTAGTTCCAGAAGGGATAACTAAAGACAGAGATTCCGTGGCACTGCGAACGTTAAATGTTCCAGTAGCGAGAACTGAACTCCTAAAAGAAACCGAAGCGGGGCTTGAAGCTACAGGATCATTACCCTGTTGATTTTTCAATGAAATAGTTAGTGCATTATCGGCGACGCTTGCACTTAAGGAAACGTTTAATATGTCTGAAGAACTAGAATTTAATACTATCCATTTTGTATTGTCGGTTACTGCGTTATTTAAATTTGTATCTATAGTGGAGCGGTAAACATTCCCGTTACCATCATTTACAATAGAACCGATATAGTACGTAGTCTGCGCCTCCCACTCAGAAATTCCCTCTTGCATCAAATATGCAAGCTGATATGTAGGAACTAAAAAAAGTGAATTCAGATCCTCTATTGCCGGGCTATTACTCCCAAGAACTACCGCCGACATGCCGCCTAAATATTCCGGTAATGATTGAAGTGTTTCAATGTCGGCAGAAGTAGTTGGCGCGCCTGCCGCGAATGATCCAATCACTCCCTTTTGATTTAAATTTGAATCCACTCCGAATATTCGAGCTAGTTTTCTTACAATTTTAGCCATTTATAATTCCTTACGATAAGATATATGCATATATATAAGACAGCATAGGATAATTCATTTTGTAGTCACTGTAACTATTTAGCGGGAAATTATTAGGCGTATCATACCCATAAGTCCTAAATCCAAAAAAACTAGTAGTTGGGGCATATACTGCCGCCAAGCGCACGCCCATCGGTTTAGGCAATTTACGCTCAGTGATAAACATTTGAATTAAATCCTGACTACCTACAGAGTAGTTTATAAAATAATTCATGTGCATGTTCTGATAATCAAAAACTAAAATATTCAAACCGAAAAATCCATTTATTAGCGATTGTATTGCATGCAAAGAACTTTCGTTATGATTGCTTACTATGCATATTCTAATAAATTGTCGGTAATCGTCGTCACTTAAAGTAATAGGAGCGGTGAATCCATTTCCGCTTCGGTTTGATCCCGTATATTTACCTATGATATCTAACTGGTCCCCCACGCAATCATCAAGATTGAACGCATCCTGTACTTGCGTTGGGATTTGGTCCATCACAACGGGGTTAACCAATGCTTTTATAGTCGCATAAGCTTTCGCTTTGCCTATGTATTGCATTATTAATAAATCAGCGTAATACCTGATTATTTCTTCATTCGTCATGAAATTACACTCACATTCGCTAATGCGATAACCCCGTCTGCATCCACTACCTTAACAACGTCAGTTACAGAAGGCACCGCGCCCGCAGTGTAAAGACCGGAAGCGTTTATTGATCCTCCGCTAGGGGCTGAATTCATCGAGTAAGTGTAAGCGCCGTAACCGCCAAGCCCTATAAATTGTTGTGTTTCGGTTACTGCAACAGTTGCTGAAGAAGGCGATAATTGAACTGGAATGATAATTATATTGGCAGAAGAAACTGCGAACTGTTTATTTTTTAAAGAAGGCGTAAGAGTATTTGTATATGCGCCACCGTGAGTAAGACTAAATCCTGAAAGAGTTACAAGAGTATTTGGATCAATCGCCTGAACCGCTGTTGCTAATGCATTTATATTTACTTCGTCAGCCACGCCGGGAATAAATGAAGTTACAAGACCGGATCGGATAGCGGCGATATTTGGCGCATTAACCCCATCAAGTGAAGTTACAGTAAATTTAATAAATAAATTTTCTGATTCTACTACGTCCCAATAGATTGTAAAAATAGATCCGTCGACTTGAGTTACGTCATAAGATATAGATCCATACATTCCACAACCAGCATTTCTTTTTCTATAGATTGCCTGTGCAACGTCTGCATCAGCGGGCGTGCCCGCAACAATTACCCAAATAGAATGCCCCGGTACCCCGTCACCATTTGTAGCCCCTGAATCATTTTCCTCAATGAAGGCGAAGGACATTCCAGAAATATTTTCTAAGTCTGCTAAAAGTCCGGCGTAGTAACCTTGACTCGCAAGAGAAACAGATTTTTGTCTGCGTATTTTAAGCGCGGCATCGCTTTCTTCATTTATTCCTAACGTTAAATAAGTTGTAGGGTTATTAACCGAAACAACTCCTAAAACTACAGTTACAGGAATGATAATAGTATTGGGAATAGTTAAGGTGGCCCCTGGCAACTCAGCTCGGAACTGATAAACATTAGTTCCCGCTCCTGAAATTGAAACGCTATTGACTAGGAACCATTTATTACCGGCATTATCTGAAATTGTATAAGGGATTTGCTCTGTCTGGTCTAAACCGATTAGGTTAAGTGCTTGAGAGGTAACCAAAGTTATTTCGGTTACAGTGTAAGTCCCGGCTTGCCTTTGAATTCCGTTGATCGCAACACGTTGATCAAGAACTTTTCCTATAGCTAAGTCAGGGTCAAACTGATTATAAATTTGAGTTAGTAAATCTAAATTATCAAGAACCGATTGAATAAAAATATTGATCATCTGCCCATCGGGGGTACTTGATTCTATATTTATATCGGCCCCGTAAATGTCTTGAAATGCAAGCGTGTACTGAGCTAACAGCTCCGCTCTGGTAGCTGTTTGTAAACCGTTAATTCCAATTTCGTTAGGCATTTTTTATTTCCTTTTTACGGCGCTAACCAGGCGGGAATAATCATTGTATCCCCGTTAAATTGTACCTTTATCCATCTATAGGGGTTGCCCGATGTTGGAGCTAATAAAAGCGTTGCTGTCTGCGCCCCGCTAGGTTGAACGTTGCATGTCATCGGAGTCTGCAAAATCTCACTTATTTTCATTTTATAAGTAGTGCTACTATTCACCATTGGGAATACGGCACTAGCTGTAACTTGCGGGGGAGAAACCGCGGATAAGTTTGAAATCTTTACATCCGCAAAAAGATTTAGTGATAAAAACATTATTAGATATTTCATAAGTCCTCTCATACTGATATTTCGTTACCTTCTTCAGTGACTATTGTGTCACCGCCCTCTGTTAATAGGAATTCGTCTGGAATAAAATTACTTTCCGCAGATACAGCCCCAAAGCTTGTGTCTACTTCGTATTGAATAGTTAACTCTCTTACAGAGGATAGAACTATAGATAATTGTTTTATACCTGTCACATAGAGAGTATTTAAAATTGTCGCAGAAACTGACAGCTCAATTGTAATCTTATTTTTTCCACCTAAAAGATTGAACCAATCAATCCCGTCATTCGCCGCAAAAAAACAATCTCCTAAAAAAGAATATAACCGAGTTTGAATGTTTTGAGCCACCGCCTCACGGTTTTTCTTGTAGTCGTTACGGCCCTTTCCGAATTCCCAGTCGTGCCCCGCGTCTAGTGCTCTTACAATCATTCTAGTAGCCCCGCCACGAGAATTTGAATAGCTGCAATTTGCGCTGTCGCTGCGGTAGCCCCCGCCGAAACCGCTAACTCATAGGGAGTTATGGGCACGCTGCTTGGACCCATTGTCGCTAAAAGCGTTGTTAAAGTAGTATTTAAATTATTCAAAATTACCCCTAAACTAGTAGTCGAATTCGCTATTTTTGCTTTCGTGGCGCTTACCCCTACCATCGCGCCGGTATCGCCGTATCTTAACACGGCCCTAGTAGTGTCGTAGACCCCTACTTTATTGAATCCTATTAGGGCCATCGCGTCAGAAAAAGAGTGTAACCGTGAAGTTTTTACCTCGCTAACCGCGCCCGATTTTCCTGATTTAATATAATTATCAATGTCTCTGTCATTGAATAGGACGAGGCATTGATCACCTTTTACGATTGGAAAAGTAAGATGAAATTGACCTCCGCCGAGAATGATTACCGGACAATCTAAAAGAATAGGATATTCCACTTGATAAGCTACCTGAACACCAATTTCGGTTTGCCTGTAATAAGTCTGTGAATAATTTAAAGTTGCCGAAATAGTTTGTTTTGATGAATCGAATTCTTGAACGGTAGCGATTGCATGGCAATTCACTTCTAAAAGAATCTCTCTTTTTAGAACATTAAAAGCATCCCTTAGACTAGGCTGAGATGTTATTTTTTTCGGAGGAATTGACATTATCTAATAACCCTTATTCCTTCTACGGATTCTAGCTGACCTAAACCGTAAAGCCCTAGTGAGGTGGTAGCACTGCCGCATACTACCTCTGAAATCATGCCCTTATGCTGAACCGAAACTATTTTATATGATCCATTTAACTTTTTAAATGTTTGAGTATCTAAATTAACTTGCTGTAACATGTTTGCGCTTGGCTCAAAAATCATTTCTAAGGTAATTTTTGTTTGTTGTTTTATAGGTGTTCCAATAAGGCCGCTCTCGCTTGTTATATTTAAAACAGGGAGTGTTTTAGTTCCTAGTTGTTCTGTATCCTTGAGGCAGTATGATTTTTGTTGATCTATAAAAAAGCAATTCCCAGTCATTTCATTTATATTACCTATAATGCTTCCATTATAAGAAACTCCCTTTGAAATATTTCCCAATGAAGAAAAATCACCGATAGCGCCAAAAGCTATTCCATAAGGTTCAAGCGAGCGCATTAGTTGTTCAATTATTTCTTGGCATGAAGTCCCTGACTTGAATTGAATATTTTTTTGAATATTTTCTTTATCTGAAACCTGAGTATATCCCTGCCCACCGTCGTAAGATTCTACCTGAGTTATAAAATCAACTCCCTCGCGTACGGACCATGCTCTATCCATTATTCCTTTAAAAATAACAGGTAATCCCAATCGGTTTATATCTACCTGTTGAACAAGGCTTGTATCCTTACCATATCCTGCTGCAAAAATTATAAGTCTAGGCCCGCTATAATTCCATTGATCTTTAAAAATATTGTCTCTTCTTTTTTCACTTAAATTGTAAATCCTAAAAGAGGCAACATTGACCGAACTTAGATCATTCCTCTGTATATCAAACTCTAAACTAAATGGCGGGCGTATATTTATATAGGTCCCGCTCTTTGAAGCTTCCTCAATGAGTAGGTAATAATTTCTGTTAAACTTGTCCACTTAACAGCCCCGCGTAAGCGTCAACTTCCGACTCAGTCAGAATGAATATTTCGGCATTCTGAGATGAGAAATCATATTGCTGAGATGGCTCTCGGCTCGCCTTAGAAAAACAGGCCAAACCGAAAGGTATTTGATTTCTGTATTGATATAGCATATTGGGGCTGATGCAAATTCTAAGTCCGTATAGTAAAAAATCCTGATACTGTATTGAATCAAAGAACCATCCGTACTGCATCGGAACAAATTTCATCGTTATAATTAACGAAGTCCCGTTAGGTAGTATTAGAGTTTGCCTCTGTAATGGGTCATTTGTAATTTGAGAAATTTGATTCATGCTATACCGCCAACATTACCCAAGAAACTTTGAGACGATACCGGCGGCGTGCTGATACCTAAATCATTTAACAGTGCGCCTTGAGCTGATGCCCTGCCCTGTAAGAAAGCAGAATTCGCACGAAGTGTTAGATAGGTATTTGCGTACTGAATTTGTTTAAAAGTTATTTCAAAATCCGTAACCATTCTAGTTTCGGCGTCTTGAATAGCTCTTAAAGTTTTAATTGCCATGTTATCAAACTTAGCCCATGGAGTTTGAACGGTAAAAAGAGTACGTTTACTAAAATATCCCTTGAACAAAGAAAAATATTTTTGCTGCTTAGTTTGTTGCGATCCACCCGTAACGGTATTCCATATTGAAACGGCAGAATCAATAGCTGTCCCCGCAATATCGTATAATAGCTTTGCTTCGTTATATGCGATGAGTGCAGTAGTTGAAAGTTGCGGAACGAATGCGCTAACCGTAATAAGTTTATCTGCAATAAATTTAATAGGAGCTAATATAGAAGGTACCACGTCATTTAGTTCCCCTATAAATCCTTGGGTAGTTACTAGGATTGGTTTTAGTGCTATTTGATCCTGTACAGCTGAATTATCCTCAACGTAGTGGTCCGTTATATCACTTTCCAATGTTACGGTTTGCTCGCCTTCATAGTTAAATAAAATAGTAGCGGGTTGGCGTGACTGCGTGCCGTTGTTAGTTGGGGCATTCTGAGGTTGATAGCCAGAATCCTCATTGGGACTAACTAAAATAAGATTGGAAAGAGACAGCGCAGTAGTAGTGAAATTTGAAAGCTGAGATAAATAAGGCATTAGTTATCCCTCGCTGCCGTGGGTGAAGTATTAACCGCGTCTGATGTTTGCTTTTTTAATTCGCTAAGCGCATCGTTAGCGCCCGGCACACCGTAAATCATATTGGTTTGGTTAACCGTATTATTCGAAGTGTTGCCTTGATTTCTTGGAACGCGAGCAGGGAATGGGATTACGTTATTAGATTCTTTAGTAAATAAATCAGTAGGATTTTTAGTTACTCTATTAGATTCTTTAATAAACATATCTGGATTTGGAGTTCCTACTAACCCGCGCACAATTTTTTCAAGCCAGTTATCCTCTTTTTTCTCTTGTGGCCCATACCATTTACCTTTTTCTTGTTCGGTTGGGGCAAGTTGCTCTCTTAGCTGTTGAATTTTATTCAATGCTGCCGCCGCTAATAATATTCCAGCAAGCCATGGTGCCCATGCTGCAGTAATAACAATACCTGCCGCCGCAAGAACCGAGCCCAAAATAGGAGCATCTTTTATTAGTCGTGATATGTTTTTAACAACGTCTTTTAAAAATAAAAAACCTTCTCTAAGTTTTTTAACTCCGGTCATACCGAATTCTGATACAAGCGCGTCTCTTGTCATTTCTAGCGCCTTGTAAAATTTTAACCATTCTTCTTTTATCTTAGTAAGATTTTGAATCTGACCACCGGATAAAATATTTGATTTGCTTATTTTTTCTAATTCAATTCTAGATGATACAAGCGTGGCGATAGTCTCCGGACCAATCCCAAATGTAGCGAGCATCTCATTTCGTTTGCCTATATTTTTTTCCTTACGGGCATACTCACGAAGTTTACCCATCATATAGAACGTGTCTTTTAATTTCGTCTCATCAATCGCGCCTGTAACGCGTGCAACTTCGGCAAGGCCACCTGGCGCGCCCATGCCTAAACTCATTTTTGCCATTGCACCTTGAACCGACTTTATAGATCCGCTCATTGAATCCGCAGATTCGCCCGCCATCTCGGCCATGTAGGTCCAACGCTGAAGTGAATCTAGCGAGAGTCCAGTCAAGTCTGAGAATCTTTTTAGGCCCATTCCTTTATCAGCTGATGCAATAGTCATTCGTTCTAGCGCATACATAACGCCAAGAACCGCAGCTTTGGCGGCTAGACTCGTCGACTTAACGCCCTCCATAGAGGTACTTACGGCGCTTACTTTTTTAGAAGTATCGTCAGCGCCTTTTATTCCAAGCGTGATAAATAATTCGGCAATAGCACCCGTCATTTATTCACCTCGAAATAGGCTCTTTCAAATTTAGATAGGAAGTTTTCGTAGTTTAAAGCTTGAATTACTGTCCGTGCGTCCATTTCTCTAACCTCGTTTAATGATCCGTAACCAGCTTTTACTAAACGAAAATGAACCAGTAAAACTTTGTCCTCTACCCTTACTTTAGGGAACTTTTCATCATCGCGAGTATTTGTGAGTACTTCTGCGTAAGGGATTTCGTAAAAGGCAGAATGTTTTCCCTCGCGACTTCAAAGCAAACAATGGCGTAATCTTGTCTTGCATCCACGGGTTCAAATGTTTCTCTGTCAATTTTCATTGAGTTATAAGTTGAACGCTCAATGCATTTCCAAAGCATGGCCTCTATTTTTTTAGAGGATAACCCCATGCAGAAAATATCTTTTAATAGAGTTAAGTCTTCCATCGGATCATTTGAGTTTATTTTTAAAGTCTTGGCCTCTTCTAATAAAGCCTGCCAAAGATTTTTGGAATCCTCAAAAGGAGCGATCTTGGTATCAAGTTTAGCTCCGCTTGGTAAATCAATGATCATGTGATCACGCGCGGCCCATTGCTAAATTTAATAGTATACACGGAAACACTCTGATCTGTGTCACCCTCTACATTCATTTTAGCTTCGACCTGCTTAGTGAAAACTCCGCCGCTCGTAATGTAAGTATCGCTTGCAACATTACCGGCCCCGTCACCTAATTTTTTAATAAATTCCCCAATCATCAAAACAAAACCTGAAAAGTTTGATTGTTGTTGAGCTAATAAACTATTTAAAAACTTATCATCAGAAGAGCCCCTAATAAGTCTTAATTTTATTTCGCATTGCTTACCGCTTTCATTTAAACCGTAAATAGAATTTCCATTTTTTCCGGTTTTAACATTAGCGATATCGTTCGGGAAAGTTAGAACTACCGCGTCCCCATCCGCCAAATCAGTAAATACTCGGTTATTTAAATTTATTGTATCTGCCCCTGACATTGCCACTGTTGACATATTTATATCCTCCCTAAAAGTTTATTACGCGTTGATGTAGATTATAATATTTGCACTTTGAATAGCACCGGCTTCCTTAGCTGCAATCTGGCAAAGAGGAGCTATTCTTGCCTCTCTCTGAGTTTGAGATTGCTTTGCGATAGGAGCAGAATAGATGTAATAACCTACCTGTTTAATATTCGCTAGGAAGTCAGATTGATTGCCAAAAGTAGTGGAACTATTCCATACGCCGGGCGCGAGGTATTGATTCGAAACGTACTGCTCGCACACTTTACGTTGAGAACCTTTAAATCCATCCATACCGTTTTCGGTTTGAGGTACTTTCGTGGAACTCTGCGCGAGATAGTTAAACGCTGCAATCTGCAGGTCTCCTAAGTAAGCAATTAAATTATATACCTGGTCGAAGAAAGAATTTTCCCCGCTTGTAAAAACTTTGCTTACGCCCTGAAAGCTTGCGTATACGTCAGCTCCTGCATCTTGACATAGATTTAAAAGAGTTTCTGTCATGGATGGATCGGGCTGAACCCCAATTAAATCTTTTAAATGCATCGTGGACGTTGTGTTGCTACCCTCAAAATTTGTAGACAGCGCGCGCCCTGCGTAAGATGCTTGCATAACGAGTGCTTCCTGATCGGTATCCTCGCCGTAGTAAAGCCCACGACTACGAGAGAATCCGCCGGTTGTAAGGAGATCTAAAATTCCACCTGAATTAACCGATGCAGAATTTCTCTGAACTAAAAAAACAATTTTAAGTAACGCTTGAACTACTGCCGCAACGGCAAGTGTTGCCGTTTGATCTAAAACGCTCGTTGTCATCAGACCGAAATACTGTACAAGTCCCACCGTTCTAGTAACTGCAGCGGCAAAAGTTTCCCCTGCCGTCAATTGAGCAGGCGTAACAGTAACCGCCGTTAAACCAACCGTCTGAAGGCTATTCGCGCTAATTGTAGTGATTGCAGCATTCCCGGAATAACCGTTGAACGTAATAGTTACTAGTAGAGATGCGATACTCCCAGTAACAACCGCGTCTTCTAGTCCCGCTAGTGTTCTAACCTTAACTTGAATTTGAGAGGCTGTATCATCCCAGTTAATTGCCGCTGTTGCGTCGCCGTCAAAATTTATTACGAACGTACCGCTTGCCGCTACACCCAAAAATGATAAAGTTTGCACTTCAACAATTAACGGAATAACTACTAAATACCCGTTGCCTGCAAGAATATTTGGTTGCTGAGAAAATACGCCGTTAGCCATCGCGTAACAATCGCTAGTACTTCCAAAATCGGTTGCTACTTCAGTGGGGCCTAAATAAATTTTATATCCTAACGCTCCGAAACCCGCGCCGTAAGGCTCGGCGGTAAATACTGCCAAGTTACTTGTGTTATATTCACCCGCGCCGCCCTGTGCTGCACTGACAGACACATTGATAATATTATCTAAAGATAGTTCAGCCATTTTTAAAACTCCTATTGGTTATTTTTATTGTAACAAAATTTCAAGGGCCTGTCGTTACCTCTGAGTTTTGGAAGTTCTCATAATAACGTACCGCCTTAGTATTTGTAACGAAATATTGAATAGCTACAGAAATGTTAAACCGATACGGAATAGCCGCGCCGTCCACTTGGGAAAGGTTAACGAAAATACCGGAAAGAGGAGCTATATAAAAGGAATTTATTTCTTGTTGGCTCTCTGAATAATCGCTCATAAGCGCCAAAATAATCTCTTCTTTACGGTCTCTCGCCGCGGGGCCCCTGCTATAAATATCGACGCTTAGTGTCGCGTGCATATTTACCGATTGAACTGATTCGCCAAAGCTATTCATCTTATTTGAGCTGCCAAACGGTTTGCACGTTAGATTTGAAACAGCTATGTATAAATCATAATCCGTTGGGATAGGAAATTTCTGGTCCCACAACAAAACCCTGCCTCTGGATAATTCCATTTCTCGACGTATTACATCGCAAAATAATTGCATCGAGTTTCCTACGGTCATCACCTCAGAGATTTCATCTCCCAATGAATCGGTAGCAATTACTACGTCCTCACCCGTGATTTCCGGCGCCACGTATGCACCGCTAGAAGAATCAATAGTACCACCTGCGCCTCCGGGCAAAACCGAATAAACATACGGTGGCGTCCCGTTGGACGCAAGAAACTGTGTTTGATTATTCGGTGATAAAGCAAATGTGCCCGCAATTAAATTCATGTTGTAATTGGGTCTCCGCCTTCAGTGATAATGCCGAATCCATTCTCTGTAGAAAGTTGCTGATTGTCCATATAGTCCTGAACTAGTTGATACTCTACATACCCGTAAAGACTGTAATCGGTTTGGCCCATCACTCTATAATTTTGACTTCTGTACTGGACAATTTCATCAGGAAAAAGCTTTAAATTAATATTTGAATGAAGTGTAAAATGACTCCATTGCCTTTGGCCTATATCCTTCATCTCTAAATTTTTAGGGCCTGCGGGTTGCCACACACCCAAGAATGCCGTGTCTATTTTAGTCTCAACTACCTGAAAATTTACAACCGACTTTGCTATTTGAGTAAATGTCATCGGCTGAAACCAATTCAAAAGCGCATCACTCATATCTGGTACCGTTCCAGAATTATGAGTTAGTAAAACGTCTTTGGCGTTTTGAATAGGAATACTCATTTAACCTCACTCGAAATTGAATTGCGTAATTGCTGAGTTTCAACCAAGGTCTGTTTTACCTTTTTGAATGACATATTAGACTTTTTCCACTTTCCAAACCCTGTACTATGAAACGCTTCCGCTACTACATTTTCTCCCACGTGGCCCATTTTTATAACCCATTCAGTAAGGGATTTCTCGTCGATAACTTTTAATAGCACCTCTTCCGTAAAGGCATTTGATTTATTTAAAAACTTTTGAAGGTTATCTACAAGCGGAACTCTCAAAAAAGAACGTTGAGGCATTCCATCTTTTCCGAATTCGTGTTTGTAACCGATAGATGCATTTGTTCCGTCGTCTTTTCTATTGTTTTTACCTGCAAGCACGCCTACCTTTGCGACAGGTATTTTATTCTTAAGCGCGGCTATTAAATTCTTTAGTCCGTGGTCTTTATATTCAATAGTGTCACTCATGGATTTGTATAGGATGATAAAACCATCACTTGCCCGCATAGCATGGGCATGATCATGAATAAAAATTCCGCTCCATAATTTGTTTTTGAAATCATTGCAAACTGGGGATTCTGCATTATACGGTCTGGAATGCTAAGCCCTTCAGAAACGGAACCAACCGATTTGCTAGATTGAAGCCAAGAATATTGACCGTTAATTCCTTGGGACGATGCCCTTAAATTCATTACCATGAAGTGGGCGGTCAAATACTCAAAACCTAAAGTGTAGGCTTCCTGCGTGCAGAATAATTCTTCGTTAATAAAAGCTGATGACTGTAACTGCGCTCTATCAATGTCTGAATCCATAACCGATGCATCAGTACTACCGAAAGGAAAGTCTCGACTAAAGAATGTTTTAAACTCTGAGACTGTAGGATTTATATATGCCATCTATCGCCTCTAAAAAAATGGGCTTGGAGATATTCCCCAAGCCCACCTAATCACTAGCTTACCCCAAAAATATTAATACTGAAAATACAGTAATTCAGCGGGACGTTGAGCAAGAACCCCGGTAAATTGACCGTAAGCAGCATTTTGGAAACTAAAATTATCCAAGCTGTTTGCTAAAGTATTCGTGTATTGAACCGGGATATTCATTACGAGAGATTCTGGATCATAGTTTAAAAGAGTGTAGGTTTGCTTACTTAAAACTCCCGAGCTGCTTGCGAAATCAGCATAGCGCAGCGGAAGGATTTTAAAGTTTGCATTACCCGTCATGACTTGGAATGTTTCAAGCATTAGCTGCATGATTGATTTCAAAGGGAATGATGGACTAGAAGGAGTAGCCATTCCCAAGAAATCAGATTCAGGCATAATGAAATGCGTTGGCCACGCGGTGAACTGGCAGTTAGCGCGGTAGGTAGTCAACAACCCTTTAATTACAGCGCTTAAGTCAGCCGGGGTATCAACTAAATTACTGATTGGTTCAGTAATTAAAGATGTGTTAGCTGTAACGCCCGATTGATTCAAGAGTCCTTTTACATCAGAACTTCCCGGAAGTCCCAAGAAAGCAGTCCTTTGAATTCCCAAATCCCAGTTTTTCTTTCTGGTACGCTCTTTCGCGGTAACAATATCCCAGTTTCCTGAGCGTGCGGCGAATTCTAAATCAAACAACGTCCACCCAGTAGATTTAGTCCAGTTTTTTACGTTGATATTCAGAGCGTCAACTCCGGCGTCTGCTGTTGCAAGGCGGGCATTGTTAGCTCCGGTACTGATAACGCCTGTTGCGAAATCATCAGCTTCGTTAAAAGAGCGGTAAAAAGTAATTTGTTGTGACCATGCGCCCTCTCCAACTTTTACAGGGAGGTAATCGGCGGGTGCAATTTCAAAAAATTTCTGCTCAGAAATCATTTTTGAAATAGTTGTAAGCGACGTAATGGGAATATCATACCCAAGAGCGTTGCAATGACGTTGATTGAACTCCGCAACTTTTTTCTCGCGCTCAGTTAGTACAACTTCTTTACCCGCTGCATTTAAAATTTTCATTTTAGTTTTTCTCCTAGTTAAGTTTTAAAATTAAGAATCAAGTCTGTAAGATGGCGTCTGCACAAAGACTCTCATTAGAGAACCGATGACTGCACTGTCAAGCGCCCATCCTACGATTGGTAGGCCAGAACTTCCGGTTACGGGAATAACTCCACCTACTGTACCACCGGAAACTCCCGATGGCAGAGAGGTTAGTTGCTGTCCTCTGCTTACTGCAAGTGCAGCGTATGCGTAAATTACATTTCCACTCATGGAGATTTGCAGTTGATCACCTGCAACATACGATGCATTTTTGATATTGTAGTTTACAAAACCTGCGCAGACATCCGAAGTAGCCGTCGAAGGAACTACTTTAGGAACTCCGCCTGAAACCGTAGACCATTTCACGGCTTGACCGGCAACAAGAGTACCCGAACCGGCAGGGTCAAATTGGCATTCAAGAGTATTCCCGTTAAATCTCAAATCATTTTGACCTAAGATTGGGGACATTCCAAAAGTGTTCTGAGAACTAACCGCAGCAACGGTACTCACGGCGAGCTGAGAAGAGGTTCCAGCTACTGAACCGTCATCGGTCGCGATTACTTTATAAAAATAATTCGTACCGGGTGTAAGTCCACTATCGCTTAAAGAAAGAGATGTAGCTCCTGAAACAAGATTACCAGCACCCGCTGCAAACCCTGTTGTTGTGGAACGATACCATTGATACGTATAAGGGGCCGTTCCGCCCGTTGCTACTGCACTCAATACACTAGACACGGTATCGGAAACTGAAACTTGGGATAAAGCACCTGCTGTTGTTGCCATTTTTATATTCTCCTTTGAATTAAATTATTTTCCTGAACCGTAAAGATTTTTGCCTTTAGCGGTTTCGTCGACGTAAATGTATTGCTCATCTTTTTTAATTGCCTTGAGCGGGGCATTTCTCAACTTATCAAAATGAGAATTCTTTACTTCTTTTTTATCTTCTTCTTCGTTTTCTTTTTTCTCTTCGTCTTTTTCATTCTCTGTTTTGTCGGCTGATTCTTTTTCTTTTTTCTCTTTTTCGTCTGCGTCTGCCGCAACGTCAGCATTCTTCTTTTTTTCTTCCTCATCAGCCATGTTTTTGCACATGCCCATATGTTTAGAAACTAAATCATTTACAGACATTTCTTCTTCGCCAACTTTTACCATATGATCGCCATTTGCATAGCCATTCATGTTGATAACTTTGTCTGCTAAACTAATACATTCAGAAATCGTCATATCCTTTTTAGAGGATGGAAGAGTGACGCTCATGGCTTCTAAGTCGGCAGAATTTTCTACTTTTTCTTTTTTAAATATTTTAAACATTGATTTTTCTCCATTGGAATTTGCAATTCTCAACAATTCTGTTTCTTTTTGCAAGTTATATTCTTTAAATTTTTCAGGGGTAAGGATTATTGATTCATCATATCTGGGATTTGGAACTAGTGCAAGATGCTCGTACTCACCATCCATTACTTCTTTCTGATATTCAACCCCATTCCATAAGCCGCCCTGTGCAAAGGAAGTTGGAATGTATGCGTTGGAAAGTCTCCACCCATTTTTAATTGCCTTATGGGCATCGTCAGAAATTACAATAAATTTTGCCCAGTGCTTACCGTCCGACTTATTATAAAAACTTTCAATTACAAAACCGTCCGCATCTTGCAGCTTGTCTAAATTAACTTCGTCTACATGATGCACGTATAAAGGTTTGCCCTGAAAAGTTTTATCCATCTTTTTGATGGTCGATTCATTTAAAAATATTTTGTATGATTCTTTTCCCGGCTCATCATATTGAGCCACGCCGGGGCAAAAATGCAAACCGTAGAATATCTGTGCGGGCTGAGATGAGGCGTTTTTAATTTTCATTGGAATAACTGATAGTGTATCATATTTTAAAATTTTACAAGTGGTCTAGCTACGCATCTGCACTCATAGTCCATTCCAGGATTCTTTCTCTCCCCTTTTTTATTAATTATCGGGGGACTATCCCACCTAAAAATTTTCCCGTCGTTTAATCCATGGTAGTAACGGACATTGCCGAGAACGTGCTTGTCAGGGCTAGCGTCTTTGGGATTCCTAACGCACTGCCATCTATACTCATCGCTACCCGATTCACGGTACCTAGTTTCTTTAAAAGTGCTCATAAGAATTGAGGTCTCTTGCCGTGCAAGGAACTTTGCTTTGCGTTGACTTACCCCATAGCTTTTTTGAATCTCCTTAGCTATGCCTTCGTATCGATCACCGTTAAAAACCCTTTTTTCGATGTTTTTTCTCAGCTCAACGGTCTGCTTTTTAGTGAAATTTTTTATATATAGCTGCGTGGTATTCGTATACTCTTCGGCAATCTTAAGCCGTCCCTTATCGCTTAGCTGCGCCTGAACGGTCATTGATTTAAGCGTTTCGTTTATATTTTTTTGAGTTTTAAATAGTGCTTTGTCGAAAAAAGAGGTCATTCTCAACTTTTCGATAAGCTTATCGGGGATGACTTTTTCAATTTTCCGTAATATTTTTTCCAATACTTGTTCAAACGCAGAACTACTCATTGAGATTGCATTTCTTAGCTCTACAGGTAAAGAACCGAGCGGGATACGAAACGACAATTGCTTTCGATCCCACTCGGCACCGAGCTTTCTCAACTCTTTACTTATAATGGAATTGAATCGGCCTCTGAATTGTCCCTTATTAAAGGTAACGCGTCCACAACGGATTGCCTCCGCTAAATAGTCACTAGAATTCTTAAGAGTTTTTTTAGGTAAACTAAGCTCGACTATAAGCGGCAAATAAATCTCATCCCTAAAATATTCTGAGATGATTTTCTCTAATTCATCGTAATCGCTTGGGCGCTCTGGGATAGGTTTTATTTCTCGTGTTCGCATGGCTTCGTATATTCATCTAATGATATCCATTGCTCGCTAACGTGGGAATGGTCCCCAAGGCCGTCGTCAATGTATAAGCCTAAACCGAATCTTGTTTCGAATATTTTTAACGGGTATAAATTCCCGCCCTCGGCAGGAAAAATGCCTTCCATACCCGCTGTAAAGATGCACGTATCAGGAGGAAGGAGACTTAGTTGGTTAATTAAATCAACTACCCTCATCTATTCTTACCCTTGGCAACGTGCTTTTGAGGCGCCTCTTGAACTTCTTTTGATTCACGCAAAGGCACAATTATTTCACCTTCTTTGCCGGTTTCTTTGCCGTGCTCTTTGCCGTGTCCTCTGTCGTTTCCTTCGATTTCGTAAATCTTAAGTTTGGCCGCTAGTTCGAAGTCACTAATTCCAAGACTACTTGCACATTTTGAACGATCTCCGTCGTAAAATCTAATTGCATATTTAATTATTTCTTTTTCAATTTCTCTTAAAGTTACGCCAATAGTCCATTTCATTTTATTTCCCCTTTTAAACAAAGCTCGGCCATTCTTGCAGCTGCTAACCATCTCTTTTTGAATTCAGGAGCGCAGTCCTTCCAAGTGTAAATATACTTAGATTTTACGCCACCTTCATTTTCATCATGAAACGCCCTGAATAATCTTATCGCAATTTTTTCCTGCTCACTCATCATACGTCTGCGTCTTTCGGTTTGGGAGATTCACTTTTTGAAAGTGGGATCTCTTTAGTATCCGGCTCATTCGCGCCTATATCGCTTCCGATTTCATTTATATCAGTATTAAGCGTTTCAATAGAACTGTCTAGCTGAATAGGTAGCAAGCTTGCCTTGTTGCAGGCGTCTTTGAATTCTTTAACCGAAATTAGTCCTGCCGTGAATGCCTGAAAGGTTCTACCGAATTGAGATGTCTTTACATTTTCTTCTTGTTCAGCGGATAGCACGCGCAACGGTTTGAATTCTATTTTTATGTCTTCAGGAATAAATCCAAACATTTGTTGGCATCTAAGCTGAACCATTTGCAATATATCGAATTTAGATTTTTGCCTAACCTGCGACTCAACCATTGAGTTATAGTTCTCAATGTCATCTTGACCGCTAGAAAAGCCCGCAGCACTAATGCCAAATACTTTAGTAAGAGGCATTCTTAAATCAGAGGCAATCTGCATTCTGATACTCGTCATAGTTTCAGAGATCCCGGCGAAGGATAATTCTTTTTGGATGAAATCATCCTCACTATCTAAAACAATTGCATGCTGATAGTTTTTTTGCTGATTAGCTAATTGAATGCGCTCATGAATTTTTCGTGCGCCCGCTTGACCGCCCATCAACGTATTAACTAAATTTTTCAGCTTATAAGTATCGACCTTGAATTCGTCCAAGACTTCAAAAACTAAATTATTAGTTTTAAGATATTGATTGATTGAATTGATCATGACTTCTACAACGGAAGTACCCCAACCGCGAAGGCGTGGGCGAATGAAACTTGGCGCTTCAATGCCTACCATTTTCATTACCCTTGATTTGTGTACCTTCGTTCCGTAGTAGGAATAAAATTCATATGTTTCTTGCTGTACTTCCGCGTTGTAGCCTTGGGTATTTTGAGCGTCCCAAAATAGTTCCCACAGATCGACCGATCTAAATTCAAGCGGCGTTTTTTCATTTATAGCGGTTATGTCTAGTGGAGTTTCCGAATCCTGATCCGTCATTATCAGAACGCCTGCCCCGCCAAATAATCTATTCCATTTTAGGGCTTGCGAGCATTTTGTAAGGTCCGCCTCACGCTCCATTTTATTTTTTAGTTCTTCAATTTCTTCTGGATCTAATTCCTTTGTAACAATGTCAATGCCGCCCCTAAAACCGTCATCTACGGGGACATCGACTACGGTCTGAATCAAACCGTGTTCAACGTAACTCTCCGATAAGAGCTGCCGCATGTTGGAAACTAGGTACCACCTGTTATTTATCCAAAGTGTTGACGTTTGATTTAGTGATGTGCCAACAGATCCATTACTTCCGAGCGGGTTAAAACCGAATAACGCTTCAGATAGAGTATTCGAAACAAATTCTTTTGAATTTTCTACTGCGGGTTTTTTTCTTGTAGATTTTACAGGTATTTTTTTCTTCATAGTTTGGTTTATATTACATTTTATTTTTTATAAGACATCAAAAATACTTACCGATCCGCATAATTCGTTAAAGCTGCCCGATAATGCATCAACTTGATCATCATGTCCGCCTTCTGGAAAATTTTCAATTTCGTTAAAAAAAGAATCATTCCATATGCACCTTAAAACTTTTACATTTCCGACTTCGCACTGCGCCGAAACGGGCCGCGCCCTAGTTTCTTTGTCTTTAGTTGGAACTTTTACCCTGATATCATATCCGGCAAGCAATCTAACATAATTTTCAGCGTCAGCTTTTCCGCTGCTACCCGGATCTTGTTCTATCCCAATCGTAGTTGAATAACTGTCAAAGCTAGCCGTATTTTTTACCATTCTTTCAACTTCCAAGGGCGAGCCCTGCATGCGTCTAATGTCGCCAACTACATACGTACCATCGGTCATTTTATAAAGTAGTAGTCCTACTGTCCAATCCGGATCGGGGTTAGCATCACTTCTCTGCGTTGCCGCCCTATCCCAATATCTAATTTTAGAAAGGACATTTGCGGGAAGCGCGTCAATTACTTGAAACCATTCTCTCTTAAAATACATTCCGGACGACGGCCTAACATTCCAATTACCCTCTAATAGTCTCATTCTATCAACGCGAGAAAGCGCCATTAGATTCGATAGGTAGGCGGGGTCTTTTTCCATTAGAATTTTATTATCGTGAACTGAAGAGGGAATGAAGGTCAATGATTTAGGTTTTTGAATCTCGCCGTATTTATCTATTAATTCTTGCCTGCTATCGGCCCATATTAACTCGTCATTATTTCTGATGAACCATCTCAATATTCCGGACCTACTTTTAATAGGGAAACCGTCTTGATCTATCCACCAATCTATTAATTTTCTAACCCAACTATCGGAGTCAGGATTACACGTGGCCCTAATGTATCCCGGTACCCCGGACAAAGAGCGGTTACGAGAAATCATATACCAGAATTGTTTTTCGGTGAAATGCGTTAATTCATCAAAACCGATAAATGGTATTTGCGAGCCCTGCCAATCGTAAACGGTTTTTTCATTTTCTAAATGGGCAAACTTCATTCTCATTCCGCTTGGGAATTCCCACTCTAAATATGCCTCTCTTGGATGCCCTTTTATTTGAGAATATAAATTAAGGGATTCGTCCCACAAGCCGCCTTCATTTCTGACTTGAACGCTATTTCTTCTAAAAATTACCCCGCCAAACTTTGCGTTGCGATAATGTCTAAGAGGCTCAAGAAGTAATGCGTAAGATTTGCCGCCGCCTGCAGCTCCACCGTAAAAAGCTATGTCACTTCTAGATTCAAGGAAATCAGTTTGGGGCCCCGATTGTGCTTTGATTTCTATTTTTAGCATTATTAATTAGCTATCATTTTTTATTTGTTTACCATTGTCCGGGATTATCACAACAACCTGAGTACTAGTCGACTCTCCGCTATGCTCAACTTTTTCCGTGGCGCTCCAATTCTTAGGATGCCTTCGAGATAAACGCCATGCACTAGCAGACCAATCTCTCGGAGAACCGGGTTTTAATACTATTGGATTCCCTTTTTCATTGAAAACTAGTCCACCTGTTTTGTCGCGCATGTATTCGACCTCGTTTCCCATGGCGCATTTATCAATATTGTGTAAATCACGGACAACGGCTTCCTCTTGTGCTTTTTCCACCGCGTGTCGCAGCGTGGCATAAATAGGTTTATAGTGAAAATGATCTTCATGAGAGTAAGTCATCCAATTATAAAAAGTTTTTTTAGTTATTCCCGCTATGGCTACGGCAGTTTCAATATATGATCCGAGACGTAAAGTATTTACGATTGAATCAATAACATCTTGGTTACATTTAGTAACTTGCATCCCTTTTTTAACTTTTTTGAATGACGGCATAAATCCATAATAGCATTTGCGGTAGCTATCCCCTATATTTGTCTTATGAAAATTAAAGATCTAAATCCAAATCCAAGAAACCCTAGAAAAATAACAGAAGAAAAATTAATGTCACTAAAAGCCTCGCTTTTAAAATACGGCGACTTATCGGGCTTTGTATTTAACCGAACGACTAAAAGGCTAATCGGCGGCCATCAGCGATCTAAAGTATTGCCCGGAGATGCAGAAATAAAAATAGATAGGTCATTTAATATTACGCCCTGTAAAACGGTGGCAGAAGGTCACGTACTAATAGAAGGTGAAAGATTTAAATACCGCGAAGTTGAAGCTGATGAGCTATGGGAAACAGAAGCTCTTATTGCTGCAAATAAACACGGAGGAGAATGGGATAACCTAAGTAATTTTATAAAAAGTGTCCCAGAATTAAATTTAGAGTTAATAGGTTTCAATCTCCCGGAGATTGCGGCTTTGAATATAACTATAGATCCTGATTTTATAGATGAACCAGCACCAAGATCTGATCCAAAAGAAAAAGACTCTCAACTAATAAAATGTCCAAACTGCGGAGTGCTAGTAAATGCCTAGTGTTAATTACGGCATTCCATACATGGGATCTAAAGGTTATGTAGCCCACAAAATATGCAGCATTTTTCCGAAGGCGGATAATTTCTACGACCTATTCGGTGGTGGATTTTCAATCACTCACTTCATGCTTTTACATAGAGGAAATAACTACAAGCATTTTCATTTTAACGAGATCAAAGCTGGGAATATTGAATTAATAAAAGCCGCCATAGATGGTAAGTATAATTACAATGTTTTTAAGCCTTCGTTCATTACAAAAGAAGAGTTTTTAAGAGATAAAGATACCTGTCCGTACACGAGAATTATTTGGAGTTTTGGGAATAATCAGAAGGACTATTTATTCGGGAAAAATATAGAGTCTTATAAGGAGTCTATGCATAACGCTGTCGTTTTTAATATTTTTGACGACGTCTCTATACAAGCATTGGGAATACCTACTTTCCCAAAAAACTACTCAATAAAAGCAAGACGATTATTCATGAGACAAACCGTTGATAAAAAATCTGGCCGCGTGCTTCAGCTGATGCATTTGCAGCAACTTATTCAATTGGAGAGGTTGCAGCAATTGCAGAATTTGCAGAATTTGGAGCAGTTAAATTTTTCGGCTTTGAGTTACGAGAAAGTAAAAATAAAACCTAACTCGGTAATTTATTGTGATCCGCCCTACAGAGGTGCGACAGGATATTTAAATGTTTTTGATCACGATAAGTTTTGGGAGTGGGTGATGGATCAAAAAGATCCTGTTTACGTTTCAGAATATATAGCGCCTAAAACTGCTCACGTAATTATGGCTATAAATAAAAAAGCGAATTTAGCGGCTACCGGACACACCGATAGTGTGGAAAAAATGTTTGCAAATGATGCGGGTAAAAAGGCGATGAATGGCTAATTACGGCATTCCATACATGGGATCTAAAGGTTCCATAGCCCACGAAATATGCAGCATTTTCCCGAAGGCGGATAATTTCTATGATTTATTCGGTGGTGGATTTTCAATCACTCATTTCATGCTTTTACATAGAAGAAATAACTACAAGCATTTTCATTTTAACGAGCTACAATCTGGGAATATTGAGTTAATAAAAGCCGCAATTGACGGTAAGTATAATTACAATGTTTTTAAGCCTAATTTTATTACGAGACAAGAGTTTTTCAGAGACAGGGATAATTGTGCATACACTAAACTTATTTGGAGTTTTGGGAATTGTCAGAGGACATATATCTTTGGGAAGCACATAGAATCCTATAAACATTCTCTGCATAACGCTGTCGTTTTTAATATTTTTGACGAAGTATCTATACAAGCATTAGGAATATCTACTTTCCCAAAAAACTCCTCAATAAAAGCGAGACGATTCTTCATGAGACAAGCCGTTAGGAAAAAAGTAGGGGAGGTACGGCAATTGGAGGGCTTGCAGAGCTTGCAGCAATTAGAGAGGTTGCAGAGGTTGCAGAATTTGGAGAATTTGGAGAATTTGGAGAATTTGCAGAATTTGGAGCAGTTAAATTTTTCGGCTTTGAGTTACGAGAAAGTAAAAATAAAACCTAACTCGGTAATTTATTGTGATCCGCCATATAAAGGAACTGCTAAGTACCTCAGTGATTTTGATCACGATAAGTTTTGGGAGTGGGTGATGGATCAAAAAGATCCTGTTTTTGTTTCAGAATATGCAGCGCCTAAAACTGCACACGTAATTATAGCTATCAATAAACAAGCAAGGTTAGCGGGTACCGGACCCACCGATAGCGTAGAAAAAATGTTTGCAAATGATGCGGGTAAAAAGGCGATTTTAAGCCCCTCCACAATCAATTCAAAGGGCTAACCCTGCAGGCTCAAAAACTCTAAATAAACGGCTAGTTACGGCGCAGATTTGACTTATGAGGCACGTTTAAGCAGCGTGTTATTTCCCTTGACTTATGTAATACACCGTGTTATAGTGTAATACAGGTAGACGAAACTAACAAAAGGAAAAAAACAAATGAAAAAAATAATTGTACTTGTCGTGTTAATTGCATCTTTAACTAGCACTAATTTGTATGCTGACGAGGTAAAAAACTATTTTCAAATCTCGCCTAGTACAGATATTGAGAGGAGAATTTCTGCGATTGAATCAAACCAATTAAAAAACGAAGAGGGACGTACAAGCGCCCCTTTGGCGTGGTTTTTTATCGGCATCGTAGCCGGTGGAGCTGCGGGATATTTTGGCGCAAAGGGTGGATGGATCAAATGAAAACCACAATAAATATTCGTTTGGACGAAAAATTAAAAAAAGAACTCCAAGCAGAAACCGAAAAAATGGAAAAGAAAATCGGCATCAAACTAACGCTGTCCGAATACATTCGATTGTTAATTTCAAAGCGCCTAAAAGCGCCGCGTTAACCGTGCCTTCCGGGGAGGGGGAAACCGAATGATTCAACCTTGACTCTCGGGGTCAATTCAAACTAATGCTTCGCGCTGAATACCACGCGTCAACCTTGACTCTCGGGGTCAATTCAAACTAATGCTTCGCGCTGAATACCACGCGTCAACCTTGACTCTCGGGGTCAATTCAAACTAATGCTTCGCGCTGAATACCACGCGTCAACCTTGACTCTCGGGGTCAATTCAAACTAATGCTTCGCGCTGAATACCACGCGTCAACCTTGACTCTCGGGGTCAATTCCTCAAAAATCAATTTTTCGTGCCTAAACTAGGACTAGGACCGGGACTAGGTAGTGGTGTAGCCCTACTTTTACTATAATATAACTATATATATATTATTAATATATTTATTACTCTTAATAAATATATTAATAATATATACACTTAATAATATTTATTAAGGTTTAACGAATTGAAATCATTGAAAAATTTTAAGTGGGTGTGGCACAGATTTTGTATGCACTCTAAAACACTGCCTCACCATGCGGCGAGTCAATTCTGATGTGCTTGATTTTTTTAATTTAAAGCTGAGATTTTAAATTTGCTAAAAACTTCATAACGTGCATAAGCAGCGCGTTAAAAAAATAACCCTTGTCCACGTATCAGATTTCTTCGCGCGCAGATTCTACCGGCCTTAAAACCAGAAAAGCGCCGCGTTAACCGATACCGCACAAACCGCTAAACGGAAAACGGAATTAAATTTTAAATAATTGAATTTTTGCGAGGAACGAAAAACTGCCTGTATCCGTTTCGCATTCTTTCTTTTTCCCAAGACTGTTTTCTTAGGGTTCTACAGGCTATTTTAAAGTCTCTGCTTGATGGTAAGTCTATTCCTATCTCCGCGCATACCTCACCTGAGGTCTTCCATTGTCCAAGGGGCGAAGTCCAGTCAAATGTCAGCAATATTTTCTCGGCGACGTGATCGGCCTCTTCAAAATTTAAATTGTGCGCATCGAGTTGTTCTTTTTCTTCCAAGGTCAAAACCCATTTTTCCCCCGCGTGGTATAGACTAAGAACTTCCGCCCATAGTTGCTGCATGTTTATATTATGGGCATAGTCAATGCTAAGACATTCGATAGTCCAAAACCGTCTATTGCCAGTAGGATCACGTAAAAAATCTTTGTCGTTTACCGAGCCGTAAAAAACTGTGCGTCTCGGGTACCTAGATTCCAAAGCAGAAAATGGACGACGAATCACGTCCTCGCTTTTAGTTGCGAATGCTTTTAATTGCGAAATTTCCGCCTTTTTAAACGTCGCATCAATCTCGCCTAATTCCACAATCCAATTGCAAATAGCTTGGTAAACGCTATCTTTGTCGTCGGGGCGCAGAAATAAACCGTCTTTAATTACTTTTAAATGCGGGGGTACCAAACGCTTAAACCACGCGGTTTTCCCGCCGTATTGCGCGCCCTGAAATACTAGTATTCCGTGGGCTGAAACGCCATCGTGTTCATATGCCGCCGCTATAGCTGAAATGAGCCAACGTTTCATGAGAATTTCTTTCAACGGATCATCCGTAGATTTAACCGTGTCGAATAATTCCCGAAGCCGTGAATGCCCGTCCCATGGCTCGGATTCAATCCATGTCGCGACGGGATTATAAAGATTTGAATCACAAATGGCCGTAAGATAAGTTTTTAAATTTCCTATGGGAATTCGCACGCGCTCGCACCAATCGATAACATGTGCGAGAGATGCATTAGCTTCATTGTCCATTGAGAAAACAAGATTAGGGATTAGAATTTCTTCTTTTTTCTTTATAACGTTGTAGCGAACGATGATTTTAATTCTTCGGAGTAGTTCGGTTACATTATCGAGCGTGCCGTGACGCTTAAATGATTTAATATCCTCATCAGGGTATGGGTGATGAATTACGTACTGCCTGTCGAATGTCTCTACTAACTCGTTTGGAGAAATTGACTCAATTTGTTTTTGAACTCCTTCGGGTCCATCTTGCTTAAACAAATCATAAAAATCAGTTGGTCTTTTCTCAAGGTCTCTAAACGACGGTACAACAAATTTACCTCCGCAAACTTGAGCCGCCTCTTCTGCTTTTTCTCTTCCTGTATTTTTTTCGCTGAACTGGTCATTGTCGCCACAAATCACGATCCTTTTATTCGGGTATTTTACAGATATTAATTTCGCGACATGAGGGAGGTTTCCTGAATTAAAACAGCATAAGACTGATTCTTCCATCGCGATATGAATAGAAACGGAAGTTGAAAATCCTTCCGCGAGATATATAACATCTTTGACGGTTCCAATCTGATGATACAGTCCCACTCTTTCCCCACCGTACAAACCTTTTTTTTCTGCGCCTTGACCGTATACGGTTTCCAAATTCTTAATATTCCCATCACAATCACGCATAGGGATGACAATATTAAAACCATCAATTCTAGATCCGTAGAGTTCATTGAAACCTTTTCTTTCTAGGTATTCATTTCTTCCAAAGTTATCGGTTAATAAATTCCACTTATCGTTAGCTTTAATTGCCGCTGCGCTTTGTAGCTCTTGTTTTTCTAAGAGGTTTTTTCTTTTAGCTTTTCTAATTTGTTCTTCGGCTCTTTGTTTGTCTTGTTTATCAAGTTTGACATTTGACTGAGCTTTAAAACTTTCTCCGCTGCGGTGAGAACCATAGAGGAAAATAAACCAATCAACTCCAACGTTATTAGTGTTTCTAAAGCCAGTATACCACCCGCTATTTTTAGAATCTTTTTCATCAATTTTAAATCTATGTATTTTTTCGTCTGGGATAAGTGGGAGAGACGGGTTAATACCGTCGTTCATCATTTGGTTTATTATCGATCCTAAATCAATCATTTTCCTATCCTTCGATGTGCAAGGTTGATGTTTTTTTTAAAAAAATGTCCGAGTCCAAGCATCACCGAGGAAGAGCGCGCGCCGCTCATGTCACGGACACAGGGCAGTTTTAACTATTTGAATAGCATCGTCAAGATTTCTTATTTCCTCTGCGATACCGCCCATGCCGCGAATCATTTTTTGAAATGTTATTTGATCTTTCGACAACTTAGATTTGCCGGTTTTTATTTCTAACTCTAAGCGTCTACCTGATTTTAAAATTCCCGTTAAATCGAATGAGCCGGGCAATCCGACACGAATAATTCGGTTCGAGTATAGATCACGAAAAACGCCGTTGATTTGTTTCCATAACCGAACCCCAGTCATGGAACCAATTTTTAAATGAATCTCATTCACTAATTGTTGATGCTCTTCAGTAGATCCCATACTCTGATTCAATTTTGCTGTATTCGTATTCGTATTCGTCCCACCAATCAATGACGCGAATCAAAAAAATAAATCCAATTAAAATTAAAATTAATTTAAAAAAAATTAATTTCAATCGCTTTCGCTCCTGCTCCAACTCCAAATCCCGCTCCAACTCCAACTTAAGTTACGGCTACCGCTCCGACTCCATCCGCCGCTGCCGCTACCGCTACCGCTCAAGCCCCCTCTCCAGCTCCAACTTCCGCCCCAACTCCTGCCACCGCTACGGCACCCGCTATTGATCCACAACCCGCGCCTGCTCCAACTCCAAATCCCGCCCCTGTTTCCGCTTTTGATTCGGCACCAACTAGGTTTTCGATTTTGTGTTATTTGCATTTGCTCACGCTACCGATCCCGCTCCTACTCCAAATCCAACTCCCGCCACCGCTACAGCTCCAACTCCAAATCCCGCTACTGCTCCCGCTCCCGCTCCCGCTACTGCTCACGCTCCCGCTCCAACTCCTTCTCCACTTCGGTTTTCGATATTGTGTTATTTGCATTTGCTTACGCTACCGCTCCAACTACTGCTCCCGCACCCGCTCCCGCTCCAACTCAAACTCCAATCTAAGCTATCGCCCAAACCCCAACTCACGCTTAAGCTAGCCCCCCAGATACAGCCCCCGCTTCGGCTACCGCTCCTGATTCGGCTCCCGCTCCCGCTACCGCTCACGCTTCGGCGCCCGCTCCATTTCGGTTTTCGATATTGAATTATTTGCACCCGAAACTCTCAATCGCCGAAAGTCTCACATACCAAAATTTGCAATTTAATTTCTGCTCATCTTTATATGATTTCAGAGTCCATTCGCCGGTCTCATAAACAATCGCTGGATCTTCAAGTTTTACACACGTTTTATCGACGCCTATTAATTTTCCTGTATAAAAATAATTAGCGCACATCAGCGTCACCTGTTGTCCTAATAAACTTGTTAGACCTTGTTTTTCTTCACTCGTTACTATCATTTGCATTTGTTTTTTTCCTTTTCGTTATTTAAATCGATATCTTTTTATTTCCTGTGCTTATACGCAAGTGACAAAAGTTTATGAATCTCGCTGGCGCACGCACATGCCGCGTGAACAGTTTTAGGATTAATATTATCCTTCACTACACTTTTGCTTAATTCGAATAAGTGCTCTGCCAAGTTTATCGAGATAGGTGTTAGCGTCTTTCTCTCCTTTTCTAACAAGGGAGAGTTCTCGTTTAAGTCCATGGAGCGGGTTTTTTCTGACACTTGATTCATAACATTTCCTCAATTTCTTGATTCTGTTTTTCTTATACCAGCGTCTATGCAAACCATTCAGGGAAGCCCGTTTCATTATAGCCTCCCACTTCAATGGGTTTTTGGAGCGCCACGCGTTCACTCTCATAGTTTGATATTTGGGGTCTACCTCTTTTTTCCTGAGTGCCCATTCTCTCCACTGTCGCCTCCTCGATTCCCTGTACGCCGGGTTCTCTTGTCTCTGCGCCGCCGCGTATTTTCTCTTGTATATTCTTTTGTATTTTTTTGAGCCTTTGGCTAATCCGAGACTCGCTAACTCCGAAGCAATCGCCAACCTCTTTGTTTTTGAAACCCCATACATATATTAAAAAGAAAATTACTCTTTCTTCTCCCTGTAAGACTTCAACAGCTCGTTTAAAATCATACCCATTGATTCTAGCCTCCTCGCTTGATCCCGTAGAAGAAAGTTGTATTTCTTCCTCGTATTCGTCGTCCAATCGATTGAGCAATGGATCACGGCAGACGCCTCCAACAGTTCGTCCATAAATACCTCGAATAGCCTCGATAACTCTTTGCCTTGCGGTTTGTTTCCAGTGTGGGTTTTTGAGGCCTCCCAAATAAGCCTCCTGAGCGATATCTTCACAGTCTCTCTGAAATCCAAGCCCTCTAGCAATGCTTCGATATCGGCGCAGCAATTTTTCATGATCTTGCATCCTTTTTGTTATTTAAAATTTCATTCGCTCCCGCTCCGACTCCAACTTCGCATTCCGCCACCGCTCCAACTCACGCTCCAACTTCTTCTTCCGCTCCCGCTCCAGCTACTGCTCCCGCTCCGACTCCAACTCCAACTCCAACTCCCGCTCGTGCTCCAACTCCAACTCCCGCTCCTGCTCTTCCTACCGGCCTGCGGTTTTCGATTTTGTGTTATTTGCATTTGCTCACGCTACCGATCCCGCTCCTACTCCAAATCCAACTCCCGCCACCGCTACCGCTCCAACTCCAAATCCCGCTACTGCTCACGCTCCCGCTCCCGCTCCCGCTCACGCTCACGCTCCCGCTCCAACTCCTTCTCCACTTCGGTTTTCGATATTGTGTTATTTGCATTTGCTCCTGCTCCAACTCCTGCCACCGCTACCGCTCCAACTCCCGCTCACGCTACGGCTCCCGCTCCCGCTCACGCTACGGCTCCCGCTCCTGTTCCACTTCGGTTTTCGATTTTGTGTTATTTTCATTTTGGATTTGTGACCTTCCAAAACTTTGTACTCGGCTTTCTGTATTGTTCTAAATCTAACCCACTCAGTACTTCTATTTTAGAATAATCAACATTCCCAATTCTGCTCTCGTGAGTAATTTTAATTCCAGCGCACAACAATCTAACGTAACCGCTTTTTCTGGCGTGCTCTAATAAGGTTTCCTTAAGGTGATCCCTCTCAATTTCCATCGCCTCTATTTGTTTGCACAATCTTTTATAGGCGGAGGATTCGAGAGACAAGCCTGTCAACGGCACAAAATCTTTATCGGATAGTTTAGGCGGCACCCGTTTTAAAACATTCTCATTCCAGAAAATATTCTCCAAATTAAAAAGATTTATTTGATATTCTGGATCGGGCATTACCTTGATGTGCGCGAGTTTTTTAGGATCTAAAATTTTATCGTGTCTGCCATCGTACGGATACGAAAGGTAATGACACACAACCGCATTGGTAGCCATCAAACAGTGTTGTAACTGCGCTACATATTTATCAGGAACAAAACCCATTTTTGTACCCTCCCAATCTGCCTTGCCTGAAAATTTAATCTCAATGATTTCGGTTTTACACTCCGAATAACCGTCTAAAGATGCTCCTAGCCATGGGAAATCCTCTCTGACTACCATAGCGGGTTGATATGATTTGCCCGTTAGCATCTCGAATAGCGCACGGATTCTAGGTTCTAAGTCTATACCGACTTGCATAGCGTAATTTGTTTCGCTGATTGTAGGCTCTGCTAAAATTTTTTCCTCGTATAGTTGTAATATAGTTTTATACGGGCTGTTACCCATTATTATAGGAGCTTCCGAACCGCCGATCCTATTGTGCCGTTTTTTTAAAAATTCTAAATTATCTGACATTGTCCCCACCTCGCCCGATTTCGAATAAAATATTTCATTTGAAATTAAAGTCAATTAAATATTTGACATATTCTCGAATCAAAATTAAAAGCTGTTTCATGGAAGAAATAAAAATGCTTAAAAAGTGGATGAAACAACCCGGAAACACTGCCGTTAAAATGGCTATGGAATTGGAATACACATCGTCCACTACTATTAATAAATGGATAGAGAGAAATTGCATCCCGGCCCATCAGAGAACCAGGGTTTTAGAGCTGATCACAAGAAAAGGAGCATCACAAAAATGAGTGTATTATTACGTCTGGTTTCTAATGGAAGAATAAAAAAACCGTTTTTTATTACGTTATACGGGCCTCCGGGGGTTGGAAAAAGCTCATTTGCTGCGGGGGCCCCAAAAACTATTTTTTGCGGACCTGAGGAAGGCACCTTTAACATGGATGTTTCTAGGTTTCCGCGCTCTAAAAATTTTGATGAAATAATGAATTGTATTTCTGAATTAAGAAATGAAAAACATGATTTTCAAACTTTAGCTTTGGACACATTAGATGCTATCGAGCCGCTTATTTGGGACACGGTTTGCGGTTTGGATGGATCTGAAACGATTGATGAGGCACAGGGCTCTTATGGAAAAGGGTATGTGATGGCTAATAAATATTGGGCGCGCATGATAGAGGCATTGCACGACTTAAGAGATTATAGCGGTATGAATATTATCGCGCTCGCGCATTCCCAAGTGAAATCATTTAATGATCCATCATTATTACAACCCTATGACAGGTATCAATTAAAATTGAATGAAAAGGCGTCTGCATTGTGGAGAGAGACTTGTGATCTTATGGGATTTGCCGACTTTCAAACTTTTTTAAAAGAAGGCGACACGGAAAAGAAGAACCGAGCACTTGGCGAGGGAAAACGTATTTTGTATACCGAGCGACGCCCTGCATTTGACGCTAAAAATAGATTGGGATTGCCTTCTGAAATCCCGTTATCGTTTCAGGCATTTGAACAAGCCGTTTTGGTTTCGACGCCATTATATAAAGATCCGCTAGCGTTAAAGTCTAAAATCCTAAAACTAAAAGAAATTTTAACCGATGAGAAAATCAAAAAAGCGGTTAGAGAATCTCTCGATAAAGCGGGCGATGAAACAGAAAAACTAATTCCAATTCTAAACAGACTCGAAGAAATAACAAAAGGAGCAACATAACATGTCGTATAAAGAAATTACTCAAGGTGAAAAATTAGCATTACCAGTTGGCGCTAGATTCATTGAATCTAAAGCAGGCACAATGGGTATGGAGGTAGCATTTGAGTTTGAAGAGATTGCTACCGGCGCTCGCGAGCGCCTTAACTGGGTTGGATGGCTATCTGAAAAAGCGATTGAAAATACAATGGCAACATTGGTTGATGTCCTTGGTTTCACGGGCGATGATTCGGTAGATCAGAATGGACATCTCGCCAACCCTAACGCAATCAACATGCTTACTCAGGTAAGGATTACAGTAGAACTCGAAGCTTACGCAGGTAAAACCTATCCTAAAATAAAATGGATTAACCGTGTAGGCGGCAGTTCATTTGCAGAATGTAAACCACAAACTATTAAGTCTAAGTTAGGAGAGGCAAATTTTGCTGCGCACTATTTGGCTCAGAAGCAAAAAAGTGGTATTACGTTGGAAAAAGTTGAACTACCATTTTAAAAAAAGGAAAATATGAAATACTTAATTATGTTTTTAATAGGTGCGGTTTTACATGGTGCCGAAATTCCTAGACAAGAGACCGTAAAAATTAGTAAGCAGACTCAAATTGTTAGTTATGATCCTAAAACAGATAAATTAAATTTAATTAGCCCTTGGTCTTGGGAGGATGCATCTTACGCAATTTTGGAACTGGTTAAACAATGCGAATCTCGGGTTGCATCTATGAATAAAACAGCTCCTGAAATTAAGAGAGAATTAAAAAAATGAAATACTTTTTATTATTAATATTATCCGTTCCATTGTTTGCGGCGCAGGAACCAATGCGGTTTGACACGGTACCTGATGTCCCGTCGTCTGAGTTCACATTTGAAACCGCTCCAATGCGTGGCGAGCCATACTCTTTAGGGCTTGTAAAAAAAGAAAGCGTCAGAGGTTTTATATCCGTTTCCCCCAGTAAAGAATTTTTAGGTAAGGAATTGGTGATACCAAATAAATTTTCTTTAAGTCAATTCGCTGAACTGGCACCTGTAAAAAACCAAGGGAATTGCGGATCATGTGTTTCATTTGCCGTGTCCGCTGCGGTAGAAGATCAATACCGCATATTAGGAAAAATTCTACCCACCCTTTCCAATCAATATCAAATGTCATGCGGAAAAAGGGAATGGATTTGCAACGGGTCTTTTTTTGAAAAAACAGCCAGCGACTATACTTTGTTAAACGGAAATATTACGCAAGATAAATACCCGTACACGGCTAGCAATTCCTCATGCAAAGGCAAAGTATCGGATACTATCGCGCAAATTAAAAACCCACGTGTGATCGACAACTCGCCTAAGTCAATTATCACGGCTCTTCTTACATACCATGCGGTACCCGTTACCGTAGGAGCTGATAATTATTTTTTAAGCTATAAAGGCGGAATTTATAACGCATGCACCAATGCCGGAACAAATCATCAAGTCGAATTAGTTGGGTATGATTTAGAAGGCGCTCAATTTGATGCAAACGGAAAACTTCCGGCAGGTAAGGGAACGTGGCTAATTAAAAATTCGTGGGGCACAAGATACGGTGAGGCAGGTTATATCACTATGAAAATGACCTCATCATCGGGAAGGCTTTGTAATAATATTGCTGAAGAGGCAGGGGTTTTTGACGTTGATTTACCGACTCCTACACCGACTCATACACCGACTCCTACGCCCGCTCCGCCGACTCCAAGTAATTTAGATTGGAAATGGCTAGGCATCGGATTCGCTATATTATTAAGTATTGCAGGATCTCTTTTTGCAATATTTAAAAAATAATCTATCTGTGTGTTGGCTTTATATTTGGGCCAGCACACTCTCTCTTTTAAAAAAAATTAAGCCTCATTGGATAATACTATTTACAGTAGTTTTGTTACCTCTAATCGTTCGGGTTGAACAAGTTGCAGCTCCATTAGATTTAAATGTATGGCCAGTACAAAACGAATTATTTACCTATTGGAAATGCGCACTTCTTTTTACGGTCTCACCAACACTATTTTTTTTTAGTTTTAAAAAAGTAATATTAGCTCCGTATGTCTACATTTTTTTTATTTGCATTTCTGGAATATTAACTAGGCATACAGAAATTGTATGGTATGGGCTCTATAACTACAGAGAAGGAATGCTTACTTTAATTTGTTATATGGCCCTATTCATATCATCGGCGCATTTAATAAATACCGATGAAAAAAGGAAACAACTAGTCTATGCAGTAGCCCTATCTTTTTTACTTGTCGGTTTAGTCGCTATTTTACAGTTTTTAAAAATAGACGTGTTTAATTTGCGTGGAATAAACCGAATCATTAGAAACGGATACGAAGGCCAATTAAAAACCTCTCTAACGCCATCTTTTTCAACGCTAATGAATTCAAATCACTTAGGGTTATATTGCGCAATGATTTTTCCGTTCGTCGCTATTGAGTTTAAAAAATGGTTTATTCCTTTTATATTATTCGTGTCTATGACCTGTTACTCAAGGGGGGCATGGGCTAGTATTTTAATAACTGCATGCTTGGTATTTTACTATTTGTATAATGAAATAGATTCAAAGCATCTTATTATTTTATCGTTTTGTGTTTACGCTATTGCTCCAAAGATTAGCAAAGTAAATTTTGATTTTAATAATAATGATAGGTTTTATTTTTGGGAAAATACCATTCCGCTACTAAGTGTTTTTGGTAATGGCCCGCAAACTTTAATTTATACTTTCCCGAATTGGAATTCATCTAAAAAAGCTGATAATGGAATAAATAAGGATGTGATGATAGACAGACCGCATAATATTTTCTTGCAAGTGTGGCACGATACAGGTTTTTTTTCATTGTTATGTTTTTTATTTTTCCCTATTTATTTTTTACTGAAACAAAAAAAAGATAGGTACTCTATTGCAGTTTCATTTTCAGTTATCGGGTATTTAATAGCCGCATGTTTTACCGATAGTACTGTTTGCGTGGCCCCGCTGTATTGGATAATACTAGGTAGCGGATACGCGAAACTATGAGTGAGAGAGAGTATCAAACTAAAAGTATTGAACTAGTTAGAAACGAATTCTTATCTGGTAAAAAGAAAGTCCTGTTGTGGCTTGCTACCGGATCGGGAAAAACGCATGTATTCTGCAAGATGATCAAAGATACTGCAGCGAAGGGTAAATATTGCATTATAGTTGTGCGCGGCAGGAAATTAGTCGACCAGGCTTCGCAAAGACTTACGAGAGAAAATGTAGATCATGGTGTACTCATGAATAATCACTGGAACTATAGACCGTCACTACCAGTGCAGGTAATTAGCATTGATACGGCCATTTCAAGAAGGCTAAGGCCAAAGGCCGATTTAATAATAGTCGACGAATGCCATCTTTCGAATAGTAAGCGATACATCGAATTTTTAAAACAGTACGATTGTCACCTAGTTTCGGTTACCGCCTCCCCATACGTTGACGGCGGGTTGCGGCACGTCGCAGAATCCATAGTTCATCCAATAAGTATGTTGCAGTTAATAGAACAAAATTACTTATGCAATTTTAGATATTTCGCCCCCTCTCAACCGGATTTAACAGGAGTTCAGGTATCTAGTTCGACTAAGGACTACGTGAATGATCAACTTGAAACCGCAATGGTAAAAGGATCTTTGACAGGAAAAGTAATTGATAATTGGATAAAAATTGCTAAAGATAGGCCAACACTTTTATTCGCAGTGAATATTCATCACAGTAAAATACTTATACAAAAATTTATAGATGCGGGAATAAGTGCTGAGCATATAGATGCGAATTCAACCGATAGAGAAAGAGAAAATGTTATTAACCGATTACAGATCGGCGAAACAAAAATTGTGTCTAATGTCGGAATATTTTGTACTGGCATTGATATTCCTTGTGTTAGCGCGGTTATCATGGCAAGACCGACAAAAAGCAGAAATTTATTTATTCAACAGGCAGGAAGAGGCACGAGGATATATGAAGGAAAATCAAACTGTATTTTACTTGACCACTCAGGAAACTTACAGAGACACGGATACCCCACCGATGAACCAGAAGTAGACTTAGATGGTAAGATAAAAACTGAATCCACTAAAAGAGAATCTAAAACCTGCAAAGAATGTTTTTGTGTTTATATCGGGGATAAATGCCCGGAGTGTGGCCACAAGGTTACTAAAACAGAGGCTAAAGTATTAACAGAAACTGATGAAAATTTAGTGGAAGTAATACCAAATTATGATCCAGTTAAAAATTATATGCACCTGTTAAACATTGAAAAGAAACGAACTAATAAAAAGCAAGCATGGGTTTATCACAAACTAGTAGACAGATTCGGTTTAGACGTATGCAAAAATCTTTTACCCGATTGGTTTAAAAATAAGTATGGGAAAGATTCGCTGTTTCGTAATTCCCCTTACGAGCAATTTAAAAAAAATGTGATAGAATAATTCTACTATGACAGGCGAATGGCACGAATGGTCAAATCACGTTTTGGCCGACCTAAAAAGGTTAGAGCAATCTAGCAATCAAATTAGCATTCAATTGCAAAAAATAGAAATAGAGATAGCCACACTTAAAGTAAAGTCGGGGATATTTGGAGCTGTGGGCGCGTCAATTCCTGTAGTTGCTATGATTTTATACGACATGATAATTAAAAAATAAGAGGTATATATGCTAGACACATTACTACTTGCCCTGCCCTATGGAATAGGTCCGTGGGCCTATTTGGTAGTGCAGCTCGCTAAGTTGCTGCCGGCGGTAATCACTGCTATTAAATCAGATCCAAACCCTAATAATAAATCAGCTCCAATTGTAGTTGATAAAATTAAAAAGATCATAACCGTAGGGGAACCAACGGAATTGAAAAATATATGATAGTAAAAGATTTAAACCCAAAACTTAGAATACTTACAAAAGAACAAACCGAAAACTTATCTGAGTTATTCCGTAGAATAACTTTACTTGAAGAATTAATTGAAATGGAATTTACCGTTATTTCCGGTTTTAGAACTCCGATGGATCAATTAAGAACTAATCCTAAGAATCCAAAGAGCGCCCATTGCGAAGGAATGGCAGTTGACCTCAAAGATAAAGAAGGGGTTATCTATGATTTTCTCATAAACAACCCCGATATGGTAATTAAGCTTGATTTTTATATTGAGCAAAAAACCTACACTCCGGGTTGGATACATTTACAAACAAGAGCAACCCACAATCGGTTTTTTAAGCCTTAAAACTTCTTATTCTTTTTCGGCGTCTTGCTGCAATGCCAAATGAACCGAAGTAAGAAGTGATTTCACGGCCTCTTTATCGCCCTTTTCTATAACTCCTGAAATCATAGATTTTAATTCTCTTCTTTGTGAAAATGGCAAATTACTCAATATTTTAATTATGGCTTCAATTATAGAAATGAAGTCCGGTATGTGCATTACTATCCAAATTACAATTGTAATCCATGTCATAATTAAACTCCCTGTTTTTTTAAAAGCTCAAACGCAAGGCTTTTTACTGGTAATAAAAATGCAGTGACAAACGCCTCTAAATTTTCTTTTTCTTCTTCTGGAATTTTATCAATTCCGTTAATAGCGGGAACCAAATCAAGTATTACCGCCTGAAGAAGTACCGGCAAATCAGATCCAGGTTGCCATCCGTCAGAAAGTGACTGTTTAATACTAACTACAAATTTTTTCAAACCCAAAGCTAACTCGTAGGCCTCTTTAGATACTTTTTCATTTACTTCAATTAACATGTTTTTCTCCTTTTTTTTTATTGTTAAGCAATAGTACTTAAATTTTACCAAAATGGAATGTAACGATCAGTTCCGTTGATTGTAATTTTAACGTAACCAACGGCATTTCCGGCGGTTCCAGTTGGACCATTTGCAAGAGTCAAAGCGTCCGCGCCCGTTGTGCCCGTGTCGGTATTTAAAATATGCTTTGGGTTTTCTGATGTCGCGCCTAAAGTAATAATCCCACCGTCAGCAATTTTCATTACTACCGTTGAATCATCTGCAAATCTTGCGATGTCTTGGGCTTGGGCATTGTTTGTAACATAGAGCGCAGAAATAATTCCACTAGGCGGGAATACAGTATAATTATTGCTTGGCGCTAATTCAAAAAATCCGCCAATAGCCGTTGATGGTGTTCCGCCCGTTCCCGCCGATCCTTGAGTTCCTATTAGTCGTGGATTGCTACCAACCCCCTCACTAGCAATGCCTACCGCTCCGTAAACATAATTTGCCTTCGAGCCAAGAAATGCCCCTCCTCCGTGCGTGGCACCCGCCGCTGTACTGTTTTCTGCAGAATACCCGCTAGATCTGACGCCCCAATTTCCTCCGCTGCCATCGGCATACCCTACTTGGGTATTCCCGCCCGTATTATTTAGAATAGTCATTCCCACCACATCGGTAGTTATGGTTCCGCTTAGGGTGCTTGAGTACGATCCGGCATCGGATAATGTAACGCTAGAATTTTGTAACGTAGATCCTCCGGTGCCATCAGCGCGAAGTAGTGCGTTATCAGTTGCCCCGGTAGATCCGCTAATGCTACCGCCCGAAACAAAAGTAAGATTGCCTACGCCGTCTGTAGACAGAAACTGTCCATTAGTTCCATCGGTTAACGGATAAATAATGCCCGATACAGTTATTCCAGCAAAACTAGGACTATCGGGAATATTCAAATTCTGATTGAATGGATTGGGAGGATCAACAAAAGTAAGATTATTAGCCCCGTCTGTAGATAGAACTTGTCCATTAGTTCCATCGGCTACCGGATAAATAAGGCCCGCTACAGTTATTCCAGCAAAACTAGGACTATCGGTAGTACTTAAATTCTGATCGAACGGATTGGGAGGATCAACAAAAGTAAGATTATTAGCCCCGTCTGTAGATAGAACTTGCCAAGCAGTTCCATCGGCTACCGGATAAATAAGGCCCGCTACAGTTATTCCAGCAAAACTAGGAGTATCGGTAGTATTCAAATCCTGATTGAATGGATTTCCACCGCCATTTTCCCAAGAATTACCGTCCCACCCGTAAACTAACCCACTATCTTGAGCTACGCGAGCATCCCCCACGCTATTTCCAGAAGAAGGTAACGCGGCAATGTTAGCTACGGAAGGCTTCCATGTAGGAGCACCGCCCATCAGAGAAACATTTCCTAATGCGCACGCAGTAAAAAATAATAGTATAAAAAATGATTTCATTTTAAACTCCATAATTTTTATAAACAAGAAATACGCAATAGCAATCTGCGAATTCTAACTATTCTAAAAATAACAAATCTCTTTGATGCAATTTTTTTAAGCCTATCCTGTAACTCTTCTTTTGATATAATTTTCATAGTTTTATTTACCCCATCCTAATTTTTATAAACAAGAAATACGCAATAGCAATCTGCGAATTCTAACTATTCTAAAAATAACAAATCTCTTTGATGCAATTTTTTTAAGCCTATCCTGTAACTCTTCTTTTGATATAATTTTCATA